GGGCATCGAGACTCCCCATTAGACGACCGTTATTATAATAACTGTCTGGAAATCTTTGTTTACTAAAATGTTTTATTAAACTTTTAGTTCATAAAGAATCCATTCTGTCTAATCGGATAGATATATCCCTATCTTTACGGGATAATTTATCAGGAGATGTAACTGAGAATTGATTTATAATTTCGTACAAAGGTACGTCATCATTCATTCAACTTTCAGCCATCTTCTGGAGATTCTCAATTCTATTCTTCAGACCGTACATAACACCAGAATATGTCAGATGTAAACGTTCATCAGGATTCAATCTTTCGAATGAATCTAGTTGTCTGTTTATATCTTTCAAGGTGTTAAGCACGGAATCAGCCAAACCATTAATGAGGATCCCCTTAAAATAATTAGGGATTAAGTTCTCATTAGGGATTGAAGAGAATTCTCCTTCTTCAGAGTGAGATTGATATCTTGTTAGAATCTCTCTCATTTCTGATGGTGTTAAAACACCAAAGGAAAATCTCACTGATTCAGTGAAACTTTTAAGTCTCTGTAAATATTTTAAAGAATAATATCTTACGATTTTACCTTTAGAATTATAAACAGGGAACTTATTAAACACTGACAAGAAGATCTGATAAGATGATAGAAGTTTAACATGAGGGATTTTCATCACATAATTTAAAATCTGAGAGTAAACTACTCTTAAATTTTTATAATTTGAAATGATACCCTTCATTGGTAAACCACTAACTTCGATTCCATTATTAATTCATCTTTTTGCAAACTCATATGTATCTTTTGATACATGTGTTTTTGCAGAAGATATACCGACTCCCATTCTCTTCATTTGTCCTTTATATATTTCGGCTACTTTATTATCTTTAATGACAATATCGTCTCCTAATATTATATATTGGTCAAAAGTCATTGTTTTGTATGCTTTAAAAGCACATCAAGCAACAACTAAATGATGAGTAAGGGTGAAGGCAGGTCATGAACTATAAGCACCCATTGGTTGACCAACTGCATAACGCAAGTTAGTTATTCCATCTGGATGTAAGTAATCACGATCAATTAATAAATTCTGTCAGGCTGTACCAAAATAATTATTTTGATAAATCACAGAAATTAAACGTGATTGCAGTCTGATTGGGAATCTATCTGTTGCAGAAGATAGATCAAGAGAATAATAAAGTTCTTTTGATGTATTTCAGTTATGGTAAGGATCTTGAGTAAAAGTTCTATCACATTTTAATTTATTTAATAATTTAAATAAATCTTCATGGATTGATTTAAGAGCTAATTGTGAATGGTAATCTACCATAGCAATTACTCTTCTTTTACCTTCTGGATCCTTAACAATTGCTAGTTTACCATTAGGCCATTTATCTTTACCAAAAGATAACTCCATATTTTTTAGAAAAGGAGTATGGAAGAGTTCTTTAAAACCTTCCTGCATAATAGTAGCTAACATTAAAATCAAATCTTGCTTGTAAAATAAGTGAGATCATTGGGAAGCTCAAGTCGACTTTCCACTTGGTCCACCTTTACTTGAAAGGTAATGATTTTTAACTGAATACACTGGTCGATCTAAATTAAACTTATGAAATTTTACTCATTCATTAATAAATCAATTTGGAATACTTCCATTTGATTTACCTTGATTGGGCAAAATGATAGGTTTAATGTCAAAATTTATTTTACTATCTTCTAATTTTGTTGGTCTCAGACCACGAGTTATTGATAATAAAGTAAATAAGACTCGTTTATCATTAATTGAACCCTTTGACAAAGGTTTAAGAAATAGTAAACGTTTAGGTCAACCATCTTTATCGATGCTTACAAATTCTTGATTATGAAATAATGGTTTATGACATATGAATCTAGTTATATGAAGACGACATGTTTTCATATACTTTATCATAAACATAAATCCATTTTTCTTTCAAAGAATTTGTATTAAATGTAGATATTTTGAAACATATATATGGTAATCTCCAAACATCACAGTAATAAGTTTACTTATTAGTTGTGTAATTTGTGTTTTTATCATAGTTTTAATTATTTATATTTAAGTAGGTAGTTATGTGGATACCGTCCAGGAATTCGAGCGACACAGGTTAATTCCAAAACCTAAGTCCTCCTATATTTCTGTTTATTTCTATTCAGATTAGAAGGTCACACTTGTTAGTGTTGTATAATCACATACTTCTATGTGGTTATACCCGGAAAGTTCCTTAGATG